ACCTACAACACGAGGTGCAGGTGTAAGTTATAATATGGTAGATACATCACCACAGCTTATTAACTTACAACAGTTAGCTACAATGTTAAGTGCTGAAACAGGTATGATGATGGGTATTCCACCACAGAGAGAAGCGCAGGTAACACCAGGTACTAACGTTACTGATAACAGACAGGCACTAGTACAATCTACACTCGCAACACAAACTCTATTCTATTTTATAGATAAGGTATGGAGTTATTCTATTAATGAACACATGTTCAATCTTAGAACATACTTAAAGAATTTGTTTGCATCTAATCCTAATCTTACTAATCACCAGTTTATGTACATCTTACCAGATGGTACTAAAGAACTGCTTGAAGTTACAGATAGAAATGTAGAGATGCTTGAAGATATAGGACTATACTTATTTGATAGTGGTAAAGATCAGATTTACTTCCAGATGATGCTACAGTCTATACATGCTATTGCACAAAACGCAGGAGAAGGTGTAGAATCATTATCTGCTGTATTAAAGTCTCTTACATCTGCTAATAGTGTAGAAGAAGCACACAAAGTTATACAAGTAGAAGCTGAACGTCAACGTAAGATGAAAGAAGCTATACAAAAACAACAGGAACAGCTTCAACAACAAATGAAACAACAGCAGATGGAACTTGCTAAATATCAAGCTGAATTAGAATTAGAAGGTAAGTTAGCGCAGATAAAAGCACAAGGCGAATACAACTTACAACGTAGCGAGATAGAAGTTAAGAAGTTTGCTATGCAGAACGACATTAATGAGAATCAGATTAATGATGGTATAGAAAGAGAAAAGATGAAGTTAGAGAGCGAATCTAAAGAGAAAGAAAAAGATAGACAAATAGAAAGAGAAAAGCTAGAGATAGAACGTAGAAAAATTTTAGGTTAAAACGTAGTTAAATATTACTACATACTACATTTGTTATAGTGAACTTTTTATAACTAAATTTGGGTTAATATGGAAAATGAACAAGAAAAGTCATTATTTGATGATTTGGTAGCATTTGATGAACCAACTCCTATATTAGATGAAGAACAAGATACTAATGAAAGCGTTGACGATGTTGTTGACAATGACGCTGAACTTGTTGAAGATGAAGTGGGTGAGGAAGTGGTTAGCGAAGAGGCTATCGAAGAAGACAATAGGGTAGAAGCACTCTATGAACTGTTGATTGAAAATCAGATAGTTGCAAAGAATGATGACTTTAAGCCAACCTTAGACAATCTACAGGAACTTGTAGAGTCATTACCTGAGCAATACTTTTTAAAAGCAGCTGAGTCGTTGCCACCAGAAGCTAAACAGATAGCACAAGCTATTTTTTATCTAGGTGAGAATGCTACTAGGGATGAGATAATTAAACTATTAGATAATCCTATTCCTACAGTAGATTTTAATAACGAAGATGCGTCTTATAATTATTTGTACGACAAACTAAAAGGTACTAAAGGATTTAAAGACGAAGCTAAACTTAAAAAGTACTTAGACACGCTTAAAGAAGACGAGTCTATTAACGATACTGCTAGGGAGTTGTATGATGAAGATATTGCTGAACAAGAACAGACTAAACAGTCTCAACTTGATAATCTTAAACAGCAAAAGGTAGAAAGAGAACAACAAGTAAAGCAGTTTTATAAGAATATTGATGCAGAGTTAAAAAACTTGCCATGGCAACAAGATAAGAAACAACAAGTTGTTGAGTATCTACAGCCAGATAAGGTTGATGAAATTAATAAGATGATTCAATCAAGTCCTATGGCAATAATTCAACTTGCTGATATATATACTAGGTTTAATCCAGATACAAAGCAGTTTGATTTATCTGACTTTGAATTGAAAACAGAGAGTAAGAAAAACTCAGAGATGAAAGACAATGCTAAGAAGGCGAAACTTGATAGCATACTGTCTAAAGTTAAATCTGGTAAGAACAACGTTGCTTCATCGCAACAACAAGGATTCTTTTCACAATTTGAAAAAACTAATTAAAAATGTTAAGACGTAGAAGCGCACTTGAAAAAGTTGCAAGAAAAGGTTGGGGTGGTTCATACGCAGATAGTTTTACACACGCAGAACTTTTTAGAAGCTATGGGCCAACCTATTTTGGTATGGTTGATGCTCAGTTATTTTCATCTGACATTGACTCTAACATCATTAACAAGCCATGGGTATGGTTGACTGCTGCACAAGGCAACATGATGTCAACAGAACCAGGTAAGAACGATTATTGTTGGAGACTTGCAGAAGATGTAGAAGCTGATGCAAGAATCACAAGAGCTGTAGAAGGCTCTACTCCAGGTTTAGGTGGTGCTGAATTTCAAATCTACTTAGACAGAGGTTGGTTTCATGAGCCAGTATTGTTAAAGACTGAATCACATGATGCTCCTTTGTTAAGAATTGTAGGTCATCCAGTACAAATCTCTGCTAACGAATGGCAGTATACAGTTAAGTTGCAAGATGGTAATCCTGCTTCTTATATTGACGCTGCTTATTTTGAGCCAGGTCGTAGAGTAATTGATGGAGGTACATCTACTACAGATGAATTGAACTACAAGTATGGTGGCGATTATTTTGCTAACGTATTTGAACTTCAATCTCACATTGGATATTTAGGACGTAAAGTAGAAGTTACTGATAAGTTTATCAGACTTGAAATGGCAGGTAAGTCAGGTGGTATGTCTTATGGTATTAGTGGTAGAGGTGGTTCTTACTCTGATGGACAAGCTATTGGAGTAGGTTATGTATATCAGCCAGGTTTACAAGATAAGACTACATCTAAGAAGATTCCACAAGGTTCGTTTGTATCTATGGCAGAAGCTAGATTGTCTGAGCGTATTAACGAAGACAAGAACTTTATGGCTGAGTTTGGTAGAAACGAAGTAACTGTAGATCCAGAAACAGGTAGACCATTAAAGGTTGCTCCAGGTTGGAGACAGTTGAGAAAAGATGGACACTACAGACCACACAATGGTAGTTTAACTCTTTACAACATCTATGAGAAACTACAGGATGTATTTACTACTAGATATGGAGTAGGTGAGCCTGTTGTTGTTCTTAAGACTGGTAAAGGTGGTATTGAGATGTTCTCAAGACTTGTTAAAGAAGAAGCAGGACTTGCACCATTTACTTTAGTTGATAGCTACTTTGTAGGTAGAACAGAAAGTGAGATTACACCTAACGCTCTTAAGTTTGGTGCGCAGTTTACAGAGGTACTAATGCCTAACGGTATTACTATCAAAGTAATGTACGACCCAACTAAAGATAATCCTCGTTATTATCCTGAGAAAGTACCTGGTACTCACTATTCTTATGAGTCATTTACATTTGATTGTTTAGACTTAGGTCAAACTGACGCAGCTCCTGCATCTGCTACTTCAAGAAGCAACATCGTAGGTGTATACGAAGAAGCATACGAAGAATACTTCATGGTTTCTAACGTATATGATATTTACAGTGGTGCTAAGAAGAATGGCGAAAACGTAGCTGTACTAGACAAGCAAGCAGGTATCTATAGAGGTACTTCATTTGGTATTAACTTCTGGGATATGTCAAGAGTATTGACTATGCCTTATAACGCATAAATTAATTAATAAACATAGGCACGAAACGCTATGAATCCACTTAAAATTATTGTTAAGCCTGTACCACGAGAGAGTGTACAGAGAAGACATTTGACACCAGTTAAAGTATTTGATCCTAACACAGGTCAGTTTGTAGACACAGGACATGTTAGCGGTAAGACTAAAGCTCGTAATGCGACTGAATCTTTACCGTTTCAACCTGATAGGTCTAAAAACAAGTACAAGACAGGATTAGAAGAGATGGTTGATAATGACTTCAAAGGAATGGATGTATTAACTTTAAAGTCACAACGTTCTCTCAGCAATGGCTGGGATGATTATCTAGACAGAATAGTAGAGCAGGATAAAATATCACGACAGACGCTCTATGAGATTATGGATGGTGTTGAACCTGACTACTATTCTTCTAGAATACAATACGACAGTTTGAATCCAGGCAATTTGTTTGGAGGTGGTGAGAAAGAAAGGTCTTTTATTGAGCAGTTTGAGATTATTATGTATGATGGAGCAAATGTGTTTTCATCAGATACGAGTAGGGGTAGACTTGCAATACAACTATTAAAGAATAGGTCAGATGTAGCGTCTGATAAGCAGTATAACCCTAACTCACACAGATGGTATATTGCAGAAGAGAATGAGGAAGAGTTAGATAGAGTAAAAGTACACGAGTTAGAGAACGAAGCTGTTTTCTACTTGTATGATTTAAAATCTAACTATCCTGAGTTTAAGATGTATCAGTTTGCTATACAGATTAAAACAAACAACAATATACCACTTGTAAAAGGTGAAGTTGCGCCATCTATAGTGTATGACCAACTAAACACCTACATTAAAGCGAAGACGAAGGATAAGAAGGACAACATTAATAAGTTCATTGACTTGTTTAATAAGTTTAAGAAGAGTCAGCATCTGTTTGAGATGGACTACTTAATACAGCAGGGAGTAAATGCTAACTGTTTATTCTACGATAAAGGTCAACTATATTGGAAGGATAAGAGCGGTGAACCTAATGTATATAAGTGGAGAAATGATGAAGCGTTTAGAGCATTCTTATTAGAAGAAGAGTCTAAATACAATCCTAAAGAGAAAGAGATGTCTAACTATTACATTGACTTTAAAAACGAGTTAAAAGCGAAAGGAATACGACTTAAATGAGTGTATTAAAACTACATTGGCAGTTTAAACAAAGGTTTAACAAGTTAGATAGCGACAACTATCGTGATCTAACGCCAATGGAAATAGATGAAAGGTTAAATGACGCAGTTGGAGTGTTTGGTGAGACGTTTTTCTCTGACGAGAGCCATACACAACGACTCGACTGGATGTCGCCTTTACTCTATACAGAAACTATACCTACTGTTCGTGTTTCTAATTCTACTTTTAGTGTTGACTTATCTACCCTTACTCATAAATACTGGCATATCAAACGTGTTAATGCTAGTACAGATTGTGGTGCTATAGACTTTGAAATAACTGGTCATGGTCGTATATCTGACATCTTAAGAGACGAGTTTCAAAAGCCATCTAAAAAGTGGTTAAGAATAGTTGGATTATTAGAAAACAATAAGCTAATAATTCATACAGATGTAAACTGGGATGTAGATAGTATCACAATAACTTATGTAAGATACCCACAGCCTGTATTCTTTGGTGGTTATGATACGCCTGAGTATATAGAGTGTACAGAGAATTGCGAAGGGTTATTAAATAGAGAATCAAGTCCACAAGACTTAGAGATAACAGACTATACAGTAAGAAGATTTATAATCGAATTAGCTGTTAAAGAAGCACACAGAATATTAATGAATAGTGGAGGTGTTCAACTCCAACAAGAAAAAGTGAACAGTATGGTAAATAGTAACTAATTTGAAATGAGAAAAAACTCAGCGCAAACTGCGCAAATCGTAGATTTTATTTATGCTAAAACAGATGCTCCAAGTCCACCTGCAGAATTAATTTCTTCAGCATCTGCGCATAACATTACTGAATATGAGGCTGGTATTATCGATGCAAAAAATTCACAATTTGCATATACAAATTCAGCAGACCAAATTCAGATTGTACAAGGTACTCCTAACTCAGAAGCACTGTATAACGTTGACCCTTTTGGTACAGGTTATCCAGATGTAGAAAAGTCAGGTATTCTTAAGAAAGGTAACGTATTAAGCGTTGCTAAGTATGAGTATGCTCTTCCTACTTATCAAGTAACTCAGTTATCTGGTATTAGTGGAGAAAATGATGACACTACTTATCAGTTAGTTGTTACAATGCAATCAGTAAGAGGTGATATTACTTATGGAATGAACAAAGAAGTATTTAGCGTAAGCTATGATAAGTCTTTAGCTTCTCCTACACAAGCTATCCTTCTTAAGCATTTTGCTACTGAATTAAACAAATTCAGCTCTATTGTAGGTACTGTTGCAGGACAAGGTGGTACTAAGCCATTTATGGTTCTTGCATTAGAAACTACTACTACTGAAAGTGATAGTATTGGTAGCCTTGTTGTAGGTGATACTATTCCTGTTGGAACTTACAACGGTACTGCAGTAACTTATACTGTAGATAAGAATCTTTTACACACGTTGAATAAAGCTATCCTTGATGATACTAGTTTACATGATGCTATTGGAGCATTTACAACTGGTTATAAGGTAGTAGATGGTACTACAGCTACATCTATTTCAAGATTGTTGTTTGTTGCTTTAGACGAAACTCCGTTATTGGCATTTGATGACATTATGGAAGTTAAAACTAGAGTTGACTTTGGTATTAACGATCTTACTTATACTAAGACTGAATTAGTACCTGCTTTTGAAGGTACTGGACTTGGAAGACAAGTAGTTCTTTGGTACAGACAAAAAGCTAAGTTGCAGAAGTTCAACATGCAGAATCATCCTGTACACGGTGAGTTCTTTATCAACCAAGACTTGCCTGAGTACTTTACTACTGATGGTAAGTATTCTTTAACTGTTATTGATTATTTTGATACAGTAGATACTATCAACGGTACAAGTACACATCCTAAGCAGGTTGTTATTGTACACGATGCTGCTGAAACTGTAGGTGCTGATGTTGCTGCAGGTGTTACTGTTGCTACAACAGCTACTGCTAACTTTGAAAACCAACTATCTGCGTGGATTACATCTGCAAATGATAGCTACAAAGCAATTAAATTTTTAGGTACAGCAACTAAAGCTGTCACAACATTTGGATAACATAAAAAGGGGAGTGTAACAGCTCCCCTTTATTAATTAATTATCATGTATAAACTACTAACATTGATAAACTTTGATAATCTAATTAAGTCCAGTGGTTTTGCAGTATTTGTAATGTTTTCAATGATGACAGCTATGGCTTATACTCTTTGGCAACAGTATAATAGAACAAACGATAGATTGACAAAATTAGAGCAAGAAGTCTTTGAGTGTTACAAAGAAAACAGCTTAAAGAACCAACTACTAATTGAGAGGAACACAGAAGTAATGGAACGTGTTATTTATAAGTTAGAAAACGAAAATATAAAATGAGCTTAACAATCGACAAAGCAAAAAGACTAGTAGAAGCATTTGGTAAGGTAATTAGCCAAGTTGCTACATTAGACAAAGACAAAGATGGTAATATTTCTATTTCTGAGATTATTACGTTTGTTCAAGCATTTATTATGGAAGCAGTAGCTGTATATGGAGATTTTCCTACAGCTATTAAGCAGTTTAGAGATGCTAAAGGAGAGGATAGAGAAACTTTAATTACTGCGTTTGCAGATACGTTTGAATTACCTAATCCTGATGCAGAGATTTTAATCGAAGACTGGTTGTTCCAGATTATTGAAGTTGCTGAACTTGTTGGTGAAACTATCAAAGTAATTAAGTAAGATGAATTTTAGTATAGCAAGTGATTTCACTTCTATTACTATATCTGGTGATGCGCTTGAACAGTATATGGCAAATAGCCCTGTTAGTGGTACTTTAAAATTATCTGTCTATACCTGTTCAAGCACTACACCTACTGTAATAGACTTATCCCAAGACATAGCTAGTCCTAAAACTATAAACGGTACAACAGGTTCTTATAACTATATTGTTGTTCCTGCAGACTTATCTATGACTAGTGTTATTAGTAATGGGGTATATAAGTTTGAGTTAGTATATGCAGATACTACTACATATACTGATACAGCTATTGTATATGTTAATAAAGACGTGGCGTGTAGGTTAGTTAACTACTATGCTACAATCAAAGATCTAATAGATACAAAAGATTGTGCGGAGAATGATTATTTTATGCCTTATATATTTGATGATTTATTAAGTAGGGCAAATACGTGTGATGATTTTACATTTGAAAATGCGTGTTGTATATACAATACCATGATAACAATTTTAGACAGTACAGTCAATGAGTGCGGTTGTAGAGAATAAATTAATTGGAGAATTACAAAGAAGAGCATGTAATATTGCTACAGGTTATCTTTATAAGGTAAGATGTAAAGATGATTTGTTTTGCAAGTATGCTAGAGATTTGTTTGCATATAGAGTTGCTACAGCTAATGCGTGTGACGACTCTGATAAAGTTATTAGATGTGTAGAAGGGTTGAGATTAAACGACTGCGTAGGAATGGTAACAGAACAGACAGATTGTACTATAACAATAACTGATATAACTCCTTCTGTTACTTGTTCTACAATAACATTTGAAGATATAACTTAAGATGTCAGTAACAATAAATAAAAAAATACGAGTAACAGGCGAAGCACCATTTGTAGAGACATTTGCAGTAAGTAGTGCTAATGCTTATGTTACTAACGTAGAACAAACTCCTGGTGTAGGATATTCAGATTACGAATTTGATATTGTATATAGAGATTCTGCGTCTATAGCTACTACTACTATTAGTATGAATGTAACTTCTAATTGTGGAAATGCAGCATCTTATACAATTCCTACATCTTCTCCATGCGGAAGCTATGCTTTAAGTAGTATAGTAAAAGATGCGTCAGCTACATATAGATATTCAGTAACTGTATCTAATACTAGTTGTACGGATGTAACAGTAGAGTGGGAATATAACAAAGCGTTATTTGAAGGTGTAATAACTACAAGAGGTTTAAAATCTACTTTAAACTTAAACTTAAGAGATGATTTGCCTTTAAACTCATTTGATACAGGATATAAAATTACAGCAAAAGCAACTGATTGTAATGGTTGTGTAGATACTTCTGAAGCTTCATATTCCTTTTGCAAGGCATCATTTGATAATATTACACATAATCTAAACACAAACAGTACTACTGAATTTGAATACATCTATTCAATAGTAAGTAGTAAACCAAACGGTTATTATATATCTAAACCAGACGGCACGTTAGAAATAGTAAACCAACCAACTGCTGATGCTGAACAAAACAAAGTAATGGTTATTGGTATAGAGTTTAGAGAGTTTAAAACTCAAGATGCTTGTTTTGAGTATGATCCTAGAAACTTCTCATTCGATATACTTACTAATCAATATGATGTAAAACATTTAGGATATGCTACAATTAATAGTTTTAGCTTTCATGTTTTTGTAGCACATGCTAAGTATCAAGAATATTATAATACAGGTAAAGCTATTGAGATACAATACAAGGTTGAAAGTACAGAAGGTGTAGAGTCATTTCCTGCTAAAATTATACTTAATCCACAAGCAGAAGTAGTAGAAGAAATAACTTTAAACTTTATCGATTCTCAGTTTTTTATTAATGATGGATTGACTAGTCCATTAGATGGCTCTACAGTTAATGCTTGTAGTTTTGACAATACAGACGTTGTCTATATACAACCTAAGATTAATTTAAATATTGGTGGTCAGGCATATCTAGATACTAGTGGAGCTACATTTGGACAAAACTTTTTTAGTTCTACAGATTCAAGATTATCAGTAGTACCTGCACCTAACTCAGGCGCATTAAATACTCCGTTCTTATTTAAGTATACATTTGACGATACAGTAGCTAATACAGTACCTTTAGTTATACCTTATACATTACATGTAACATCTAGTAATGATTCAACTATAAAAGCATATAACTCTGCTAACTTAACTATTAAGTCTTTATGTACTGATTCTATATCTTTAACTGGCACAACATTGTCTGAGAGTTTAAGTTGTGCAGATTATGATGATGGAACTTATGACAATATAGTAGAAACTGATATATCACAACTTATTTCAGGCACATATACTCCAAGTGGATTACCTATTGTAGTTGTTACATTACCTACGGAAGGTACGTTCCAAACATTTAAAAACTCTACTAAAGTTAAATATATAGCAGATCTTTGTCAACATGGAACTTTTACAGCAGTAGTAAAATTGAGAGATATTAACGGTATTGAAAGTAACCCTATTACAATAACATATACCGTAGATTGTGTAGGTAAAGATTATTATACAAGATTCTGTGATATACAATGAGTACAATAAACTTATACGAACAGCTTGAATGTACGTCAATTAACGGTACATGGGCATATACAGGTACAACAACGCCTAATCCTGCTGCACCTGCTACTTATAATGGTACAATAGATTTAACAGGATATGCTACTGGCTTATATGAATACACTTACACAACTCCTGGTTCAAAGACTGTCAAAGTAACAGTTGAATGGATAGCTGATGGAGTAGATAGGATTCATAATATAGCAGCAGGTGCTATTACTATACCTATTACATCTATTAGCAACATTCAAGAGTTTTATGCAGATAACAACTTAGGTTATTGTGATAGCGGTGGTTTTAATAAACCTACACTTACATCTACAACAGAATACGATTTACCTTCATATTTTCCTGCAGATGTATCTGGTGACTTGTGGTATCAAGCAGAATTACCTGTATGTGCAGAAGCGTACGAAGTCAACTTTGGTCTTGCACGGACAGATGGTTTAAATAACATAGGAATTGTAGCACATGTTTATTATCCAGACTTAGGTACATTTGGTGCTAAACAAGTCAAAAGGTCAGGTTTTAGTAACAGTACAAGTACAGTTAATGTTAGTATTCCTGTAGATGCTAAAGCTAGAATGATAGTTTTATTCAGAGCATTTACTACAGAAACAACATTAGGCACATACACAGTAAATATATTTAGTAGTCATACATGCACTCCTGCAGCAGTTGATTTGACAGTAGTAATAAGTGGTATACCAGGCGCATTACAAGAAACGTTTACTGTTACAGCAGCGCAAGAAACAACTTTTGAAGTTACAAAAGGAGATGGTACATTACCTACAGGTATAGATAATATTATGGTAATGAGAAACGGCCAGTTCTTACAATCTACTTATTTCTCACACGATGCGTTAAATGGTACTATTACATTAACATTTACTCCTTATGAAGGAGAAGAAATAACTATTATATGGTTCGTATCAGTAAGTTAATCATATTACTGTTTGCTAGTTATACTGCGTTTTCTCAATCTCCTACATTTCCTAGGTTTAGACTAATTCAGTTACAGCAGTCGCAAGAGGAAGGGCAGATAATAACAGCAGATTCAGCTAGAAATGCTATATGGTCATCAGATCTTAGAGTACAAGATTCTATATTCTACATTTTTGGTAATCCTTATACAGTTGATAGTACTAGACTAGATAACGACACGTTTAAGTATTACCAAAATGGTAACTTAATAGGATTTGATATTATAGCTACAATTATCGATTCTACAAGGTTATATGACGATACGTTAAAATATTTTCAAAATGGAGTAGAAATAGGCTACGATTTAATAGTAACAGTTATAGATTCTACTAGACTTAATCCTACAAAAGATACATTGTTTTATTATCAGAATGGTAGTATAATAGGGTTTGATTTAATTGATGGTGATGCTACTAACGAGTTGCAAGAGATAACTGAATTTGTAATTAATAACGATAGTTTATTTATAACGTTATCAGATGACGTGCAAAAAGCTGTTAGTCTAATACCATATATAAACACAGACACAAGCGGTTTTAATAGAGATTTTTATATACTAAATGACACCTTATATATAAATGATGATAATGGTACTTTGTATGTTGATTTATTACCTTATCTTGATAATACAGACGAACAAACCCTATCATTAGTAGATAATATCTTATCCATATCAAATGGAAATAATGTTGATTT